CCAGTAACAGTTGCGCTTGATGATGACGCAGATATAGTGCCAGCACCTGCAGATTGATATGTATTTAATTCACTTAATGTAGAAGTACCTGCAATATTAACCGATCCTGCAGAAACAACATCATTTGTCGCTAAAATTGACAATGCAAAATTAGCAGTATATCCCAAACCAAACTTAATAAATTCTGCATATTTAATGCCACCATCATCTTCAACTTCAGTGACTTTCATAAGAGCACCAGTACCAATACCAGATCTTAATTCAAATACTTGACCAACTCTAAAGTTTTTTCCTGATTGTGTTATTGTTAAATTTTTTGTGGCTGGTACAATTCTTGCTTGAAAAGTGTCTTGAAATTTGAGTAAATCTCCAGGATTTATAACACCAAAGAATCTTTTATCTAAGAAAAATTCATAGAGTTCATTTGAAAAAATTAATGAACTATTAACAGTAGCAGTATTAGCATTACTTAATGTTATAACATTTCCAGAAATAGAAACTACTTTTGTACCACCAGCAATACCACCACCATTTTGTGGTGCTGTAACTAATTGTCCTACTTCAATGCCTGTATTATTTGTAACAGTAACAGTGCTGGCACCAGAAACTCCAGTAGATTCGATTTCAAAAGATTTACCAATTTTAACAATACGATCGATTTCACCAATAAGAGATTCTTTTTTATCAACTAGAACCCTTAGAATTCTTCCAGCAGTTTGAATGTCTACTAGTTTACCAACAATGTCATCAGGATCACCATAATCAACTTGAGCGAAAATTGAGATTTCTTGATTCCAACGACCATCAGAAGGAACAAGCATCTGCTGCCCTGGATATAATAACTCTACATTTTTACCATAAAGAAGTTTAAACAATAACTTGTATGATGCCTCAGAACCTTTGGCAAGATACTGATCTTTAATATGTGATAGTAAAAATCTTTCGTCTTCTACAACAATGGGTAGATTATAAGCAAGTTCTTTTTTAAACTGATCAATAAAACTTTCTAGAGTTTGATCAATGTCTCTAAATTTACTTAAATCTACACCTTGATTTTGTAAATATTCATAGTATGCTTCTACGAATGCAACAAATGTAGGATAGTCCTCTCTGATAAACTCAGGGAGTTGTCGTTTTACTACCGATGCTATCGGTGTTCTTACTGAACTAGTATGCATTATGATCTAATAGAGTTAAACTGATAATTGTAACCTGCTTGTAAGTCACCATTAATTGTATTATCTGCGATCGCTTCAATAGTTAATAATGTCGGATCTATTTGAACGATTTGATTTAATGCTGATACAACATCGTATGATTCTGGTTTTACCTGCCACTCAAAGAATGCTCCATCAATGGCTCGAATTGTTAGACTACGAACCACAATACTTCCCGTTTCATAATTAATCGTTCCTATGTCTGGAGTAACAATGACCTTTTCAAAATTAGTGTTTGTGTAATATAAACGAATGTTTCCGTTAGCGTCGTCATCGAGGAAATGTAGTTCATTACTATTTGGGATATAAAAACCTGTTGATGCAAAAACTTCACCCTGTTTACCACCATCCTGAGAAATTGGATTAATTAAATCAAGAATATATTGAGAAGCAATATTATATTGCACCTCATGTGGATGACGAATCATAATACGAGTTATGTTATTTGTAATAGCTGGATCTGTTTCATCAATAATTTTAGTTAATTTAGAATAACGAAGAACAGAATCAAATCTTTCTAACTCTTCATCATTATATCTCATGATTGATTGTTTAACCAGAGTTTCAATCTGTGCAGCCGTTTTAGTGGTTGCTCTTGGATTATAGTAAACAAACGAGGTAACTTTAATATTAAAGAATTCTGGGTCTACTATTTCTGGAGTAATAGAAACAATATTTCTTGATTCTAAAATATTATTTTTAATAAACTCTTTTTGTAAATTAGTTAGTTTACTTGCTTCTTTTGGTTTAATGCAAATGTAAGTTTTACCGTAGATTGGAGGATTATTATCTTCTCCACCCCACACTGAGATAGTTTGTGCCTCAGGGAAGTTCTTTAAAATAATGGCTTTATAATCATCTGGTGTTACTGCTCTATTTTGTGCAGCGTAGTATTTTGGTGCATTAAATTTAATTTCATCAATACTTTCTGAAGAAGCACCACCAGAAGCTGCAGCAGTTGCCGTAACAGATAAACTGCTTCCTGCCAAAGTAACACCACCATATGTGAATGATGACGCTGTATTTGGTTCTTCTAAACTAGAAACCATATAATCTAAAGTAACAACATTTCCATTTGATAATGCTAAACCTAGATTATCATTACCAAAAGAAATCTCATATAAACCATCATCAATTTCTTTAACAAAATATATTGTAGATAATTCTGTGACTTCAGTTAATGTATCTGCTCTAGTATATACTTCATAAAGATCTGAAGAAGATGTTTGCTGAATACTAACAGTTAGTGTATTTAAATCTGCATTGGCATTTGGAATAATAAAACGAACACCTGGAGCCATAGTGTATTTGTATTGAAGGGGAGTACCCTCAGTTAAAACCAATCCTGTAAATGTATATGCACCAGAAACTAATGCAGTCGTCACAGCTGAACGATTATAAAATGTATATGATATATTATCAATCGAAGTTGTGAATGGTTGCATTGCTGGGAGAGTAACAGTGGATGGTGAACTTGTCGGAGAAGTAACTGTGGCAGTTACAGTGGCAGTTGCACAACTAGCCGAACGAGGCATATAACCCAACATCTTAGCAAGAGAAACTACTGACGCTCTTTTGCTTGCAGAATCTAAGAAGCACTCATTGACAGCTAGGTTAGTATAGATTCCATTATAATGAGTATTGTAAGCAAGAACATCTAGGAGAACAGAAAGTCCAGATCCTTCAAAATCATAATCTTGAAATTCAGTCTGTCCTTGTAAAAATGTTTTTAGATTAGACTTAATAGCATCAAAGTCTAACTCTGATACTTGAATTCTTTTATTATTGTTTGCCATTATCGGGTTCTCTCTAATGCTAGATCAAGAGTAATAGGACTCTCGGTATTTGCTATTTTAAATTCTACTGTTACATAAACTTCATTAGCGTCCAAAGAATCATCAACTCGAACATCTAAAAGTTCTACTCGTGGTTCAAAGTTATTAATAACATCGATAATGGCTCGTTGCAGCATCATCGAAAACATTGGACCTGGAAGTTCAAAAAGTAATGCACGAACAGGAGAGCCAATTTCGCTATGAAATGGTCTCTCGAAGTTTCTGGTTAAAAGAAGGTTTTTTACGGATTGCTTAATTGCATTCTCGTCGTATCTGCGTGTAATATCCCCAGTCACTGGATGTTTAGTGAAATTTAGGTCTAAGTCAGAAAAGATTCTTGTATTTCTTGCCATATTCTTTATTTAGGTTATTCTACAAAAGTTTTAACATGTCCCTGCGCAACCTCATCTCCATCGGCTATAGGATCATCAACTCTAGCTGCTGCTCTACTCTCAAAAAAGGTTTTACTGGCTCCAGCTGTTATTTCTCGTTGTTCGTCGGCATGAACAGTTGCAATAGGAACTGTATGTTGTTCAAATCTATCTCCGACTACTCCAATTAAATTCCCACCAATATAACTTTTTACAGAAAGGTTTCTTCTAGTAAGTGCAGTAGCAGCACCACCATCTGATCCTTTTGATAAAGCACCCTTAAATGTAAGCGCAGGCATTATGCTGATTTCGGTGGAATATTATCAAGAAGAACAAACCCAGCAGGAATTCCTTTTGCGTCTCTCTTGTAAGTTTTATCATTTACCATTGTAAATGCCATCTTTCGTTTTCCACCTGCTTTGTATGCCATATGTATCCAAATAGATTCTGGATAACGATACTCAAGAATAATTTGATCATATGGAAGAATTTTTTCTAATGCTTGAACAAACTCGTATGTTTTCTGTCCTTTGTTTGGTAATAAAATACCAATATCAACTGCCCTACCCTTACAGTGATCAGAAGTTGGAGATTCGTTACCAACTACACCAAGAAGACGATATCCAGAGTTTATTCTCCATTGAGTTTTATATCCTCCAATGCCACCTGGAAGAACTTCAAGAGCAGGTTCAAGTAGATTTTGTGCAGTTAATGCTAAATTGGCCACGATGTCTTGAGCAGTAAACAATACTTCTGGACCATCTTTAGTTTCTTTAAGCATTTGATCAACTAGTCTATGTTTACCACCAACTCCACCATCTATTAACATGCCAAGAGTAAAGTTCTTTGATAAACGATAATCGTTTGTAAATTCTTTTGTAGTTTTAATAATACTAGTGTCCACGGCAGTTTCCTTAGCGTTGGCTGAAGGTTTAACAATTGCTGGTGCTTCTTCTGATGCGACTGGAGGTGGTGCATTTGGCACACCTTCTTTTCTTGCTTGCTCAGCAGATGCAGCACGACCTTCTGGTGTGTCATAATCATCTGGAGTTTCAGCCACAGTTTTTTCTTCAATCTGTCTCTCTGGTAAAATCGTAAATGGAACAACAGGATTAATTGGAACACCAAGTGTTGGAGGTGTTAATGGAACATCGTCAACATCATTGGCACCATCAGCACCATTACCAAATTGCCCTTGCGCATAATCCATATTGGTAGTTCCACCAGATAGATAATTGGCTTCACCCTCTGCTTCAATATTAGTTGTAGCACCTTTGATACTTAATGCACCAACTGCTTGTGTATCGTGCACCCCATCTGATTTTGTATAAATGTTTGCAGCTTGAATAGAGTAATCGCCAGCAACTTTAACTTTCATGTCACCACCAACAGCCAAAGTTAAATCGGTCGCCACTCCAATGTCGGCATTATTTCCAACTCTTACTGTGGCGTTTTGTTCGACATGAATATTTGCATCTGTTCTAGAATAGATGTTCGCATTACCATCAACAGTGATGTTTAGTTCCCCTGATACATGAACACAACCATTCTTTTCCATTAATACAAAGTTATCACCAACTATGTAATTAACCTGAGTTCCGTTTGGATCGATCTCAGAGAACGTGCCTGAACGATGGTATGTATTAATTCGTTCATATCCTGGAGTATCATCAAACTCTTGAATGTGTCCTGATTCGGTTTCAAGAACTTTATTAAATGGATACTTTGCACCATAAGGTGCTTCTGGTTGATCCCATGAACCTAAATCTAATGCTTTTGGTATTCCACGAACACGAAGTGCATCTTTTCGTTTGACAACAGTGCCTTCAATAATACCACGAGCAAGTCTATTGGTATCTGGTTCACCGATATAATCTTTTAATGGATATTTGTTGTTTGGATCTCTAAATCCAGTAGTAAACGAACCAGTCTCAATACTTTTTTGTGATGGTCTTGGTGTAGAGTCATTTCCATCTTTTGGTGGCTCTGGTGTTGGTTGTCCAGCATCTTTTTCTACTCCACCAGTACCCTCTTTACCATAAAAGTATTCATAGTAAGATTGTTTGATTGCTGCAATATCAGGAGTGTTTACACCAACTGCCTTTTTAGCTGCAAGAAAGAAATCTGGATGTCTAGTTGATTCTACACCTTTAACTCTATCTTTAATATACAGTGCAGCAACCAGTGCTGACACATTAATGTCATTATCAAGTGAGTCTGGGTTATTTACAATATCTAAACTTAGTCCAGTTGCATTTGCCAGATTTTGATAACGCTGATAATTGGCACGACCAGTTAATTGGATAAATCCACGACCATAGTATTTTCCGCCATCGGCATCTGTAAGATTTCCTAAGAAACCTTTACCTCGTTTTGTTGGTCCATATGCCCAAGAGAAAAATTGTTCTCTAGTTACACCTTTTTTGGTAGCATCAGAAAATATTGCAATGTCTTCTGGAGTTGCAAAAGAATAAACTTGTTTTAATCTATTTGGACTATAATTAAATGCCTCTAATTGTGGTATCCATCTTGACTCACCACCAGCAATACCTAATAATGCACACTTTTGTTCTTTGGTAGTTAATCCTACTTTATCACATGCAGCAATTAATGCTTTAATACCCTCTGCTGATTTTGATGGGTTTGAAGATGACTTTGCTGGAGGTAATGTTGGTATTGAAGTATTTGTTGAAGTCTGTTTAACAGGTGTGCTAGTAGTAGAGCCAGTTGTTACTGGTGTTCCAGATCCAGACAATACAGGATTACCAGAACCATCTCTTAAAACATTTTCAAACACTCTACTTTGACTAACTGCATTTAAGTTAGTTGGTGGATCTTCAAACTTGAGAATGTTCTCACCATAGTTTACAACTGCATTACTAATTGTAATTTGTGTGCCACTATTAATAGAAACAATAAATGTTTCTGCTGGAATACCAAATGCCAATACTTTCATATTGGCTTTTAATACTGATGTTAAATTAGTTGAACCATTTTCTGGATCGTATAATGTTAATATCTTTCCAGTGGTTGGACCAGGAACTGTTCTTAGTTCAATATTTTCTGTTTTAGTAGATCCAGCAATTGGACCACTATCATCAGCATCAATCGGTGCTGGTGCATTAGGAATACCACCAACAGTACCAATTATAATTGGTTGTTGCTGACTCTCATCCGCAAAAATAATAATTACAGATGTTCCCTCTACTGGACCAATTGGAGATTGTCCAATACCATTCATTGCAGCTGATGTGACAGGCTGAACTGGAACTGCCCATGGAAGATCGGCTGTAGGAAGCTGTGACTTATCATGAGTGTGTAATCCTACCACACGGACTTGGCAACGACCAAGTCTTAATGGGTCACTTCTATTTTCTACAACACCATAGTAAAAATTCATTATTTTGTCCTGTTCATATCCATCATAGATGATTCTTTAATAATTTCCATATAACACTCATGTTTTTCTCTATCAACATAGTGATTAATAGCTGCAATAATGTAATTTCCAGAAAACATTTTATCTGTGGTATCACCATCCTTCTTTGATAGTGGTTCTATTCTTTTAAGATCTAGTTTAATCTTTTGTCCAACAGTAGAATCGCATCTTCCTGGAACTGTAATATTAATCTTATTTGCTTCAGCTAGTTTTAGTAGCGAAATTCTTTCTTGATTTGATTTAGCATTAGTGACATCACCAAAGCCATTAAAGTTTCCAAAATTCTTTGGATAGGTAATAATTCTTGATGCTGCTCTAAAAATTGAACGATCTGAGTTAATTGGATATTTGTTTAGATGTTTTTGTTGTTCAAATCGTTGAAACATATTATAATTCTTAGCACTGTATGTTTTCTTTGTTACATCATAAGAAACTTGTCTTGATGAAAGCATTCCTGAACGAATACGATCCATATAATCAAAAGCAGTTGGAATACTAATTTCAAGAATACGCTTGTAATCTTTTTCTGGATTTCTTATACTACCACCACCTGGACGATCGTCACGAGTATATTTGTCATAAACAAAATCTTGAAATACAGCATTTGTATAAAGTCGCTCTAAACTAATAAAATAAAACCCATCACGATTTTCAAAAAATACATAACTTGGTGACCTGTTAGTATTAATCGCAGTATCTGCGAGGTACATAATGTTTTCGATAGGTGTCCAATAATTAGAAATGTATTTTGTATTATTTAATGTGTCTTCAATAAAAACTTTCTTATCAGATTCTAGACCAAATGTTTTATCTTTGATAAATGGTTCAATCATTTTAGAAATTTTATCACCAAA